TATATTCCTCGTGATATTTGCCATAATTCTCTCGGTCTTGATATTCTTCGTCTTTATTTCTCATGAGTCTAAAAATCCTGGAAAGGCCTCCTCTACTAGTTCTGGGGTAAGGTTTTTATAAGGCAACTGCTTATTTTTAACGCATAGCAGTAATTTAGCGTCTTCTTTATCAACGTTCTCTAATACCTGAACAAAGATAGCTTCTCTCCTCTTTTGACTTAGGTTCGGTGCTCCTCTCTTTGTAAAGGTATAAAGCTTTCGAGCTTCGTTGTAAAGCCTGGGTTCCATATCGGGTTCTGTTGCTGGAGTATAAGGTGGATCTTCTTCTGGAAGAAGAAATTCAATCTTAGGGTCAAAGGCATACTTTAGAATTGTCATGAATGCTTTATTGTTTTTATAAGCCTGCATGAACCTAATTTTATCCCCCTTAGCTCTTGTATTGTTAAGTTCACGTAAGATTTCACTAATTGACTTTACCATCTTAATCTCCTAAAAATCGTTAATCGATTCCATTAAACTTTTTAATTTATACTTAATAAAATAGTTGAAGAGTTTGTCTCTTCCTTTACCCGTCTGCTCTTCAAGAGCAGCTATAACTTTCTTCTGGGTTTCTTCGTTCTGTTCCCAGAGGTCTACAACTTCTTTATTTCTACACCAGTTTCTATAAAGAGAATCTGTAAACACCTCTTGGGGATCTTTTCCAGCAATCAATTCATCAGTCCATTTCTCTAGCTTTGGACCCATGATAGGCTTTTGTCTTTTATTTGTGACAAAAGTATCATCATCTGATCTAATATTTGGAACATCATCTCCAGAATCACCCCGGATAATAAGTTCATATCTATATCGTTCAGGATATGGGTGAGTTACCCAGTTTTTCTGTACAGGATTATATTGCTTTACATTTGAATAAGATTGAAGTTGTTTAAAATCTTTATCTCCGGATAAAATAAGAACTGGAGTTACTAAAGAAGAAAATTTATGACTTGTCGATTGACCATGGGTATGAGCTAATGCAGCAATAATATCATCCGCTTCATAACCCTCTATATGAAGAACCGGATAAGGGAAATATTCCTTAAGTTCATCCCGAATCCTATTAAGATATTCAAATATAGTAGACCAATCTAGTTCTGAAGCACTTTTATTAATAGCTCTTCGAACTTTATAATAAGGAAACTTTTCTTTTCTCCAGGACTTACGTCCGTCACAGGCAATAACCATTTCGCCAAATTCATTCTTGAACTTCATTCTATTCATACGAAGAGAGTTCAAAATCATATGGCGTAACAAGCCTTCGTCGGGAGTAATACGATGGTTACCCATTTGGGTCATCATATTAGCAATCATCACCTGATTTAGATCTACAATAATAATGTGAGTATTCCTTTAAAAGAGATTACCTTGACGTTCTAGGAATTCATCTTCTCCCAGAATCATCTCCCAAGCGTCCCAAACTTCATCTTGAAGCGGGTATTCAATACCTTCTATATAATAATATATAGACCTTAACACCTGATTCAATGCCCACATAAGACCATCGATCTTTTCTTGTTCTTTATCTTCAGGGATCATTATATCATTTTGGAAGTGATTAATAAACCCAAACATTGCCCCTTCAATTTTGTTTTCAGTTTTTCTGAGATTTTTATTGAAGGTGTCTAAAGTAATTTCTACTTTATCGTCTTGGTTTTTTAATTCTCTTTCTTTTCGGGCTTGATCAAAAGAGATAACATTCGTCTCATCCTGTGTATCTGAACGTTTCATCTGATTTTGGCAATCCACGGTTTTCTCCAACTTGATTTTTGATAGCGGTGAGTGCTGCTTTCCAATGGTTTTCCCTTGTTTTCCAGTTATAGAATACATCCACATAAGACTTCATGGTCTTTAATCTTGACCGAACACTTTCATCGTTTATGTTTTGAATCGCAACATCAAGTACTTGATAAAAAGCAGATGCATGAGAGTTTGGATCTTCATGAAAAGGATACATCATGGTCCAATTGGCTGCAGTTTCAGGAAGAGCTGCAAAGTTAGAATGACAACACAGGAGACCTGCAGACATAGACTCCATTAAGACGAGGCATGACGTTTCAGGCCAGATCGACGGGTATGCTAGTATATGGGCGCTCTCCAGCGCTCTTCGGATCGTATCGTTATCTTTGGCTCCATGAAACGTCATACGCTCGTGTTTCTTAATCTTATCAAATAATTCTAAGAAAGGTTTATCCCGTTGTGGCCATCCATATAATTCAAAACTCGAAAACACATCAAGATGAATATTAGGATACCTTTCGGCTAATCTGTCAAATACAGGATAAAGTATTTCTAATCCACGGTGTGGAGTAGAGAAATAAATCATATTAACAGTATCTAATGGCTTTTCGTGTGCTGGAATAGGATTGATAGCATTCTGAAGAACTAAACATTTAGACCAGGGAAGCCCATACGATTGAATAAAAGCCTGCTGTTGCCAGTGAGATACGAAAATATATTTGTGGAAAAGATCGTGCTTAGACTTGTCTTTTAAGAAATTGGATTCAGGATCTCCTGGTAAATCATGTGCCCAGTAAATACGGATTTTATCTTCCTCGAGTTCTCGAACCCGACTAAGAACAATTTGAAAATCCTTAAGAAGATCTTGAGGAATTCTCTTTTGAAGCTCATAAGCTAAGAGCTCTGATCCCCCTTTTGCTTCTTTAGACAAATCGTTCCGTTTAATTTCACCAGCTAAAATTTCCATTTAAATTCCTATTTTCATATAAAAATGTCTAAATCTCAAAAGAATCGTTATTCAATGGAATAATCATTCCTTTCTCTTCTCTTTTATTTACCGAAGATCTTAAATTTCTTCCGTTAACTTTACCCCCGATAAATTCATTATAATAATCTTCTCGAAGTAAAGCCTGGTGTTCTATTTGTTCTTTCATTTCTAGATAAGCACATTCAGTCTTAGAAATACATAACCAAAGTACTACCCGACTAAAGTTTTCTTTACCGTGTTTTTCGATATCTTCAAGTAAAGTTTTAGAAGAACCATAATAATCCTTCCAGTCTGAAGGAACTTGTATTCTTTTCTTTTTTCCTTTAACCGATTTCCATTTCGGTTTCCAAAAGAATTTCTTACCTATGTAACACTTCTTATCAATGTTATTATATATTAAATAGACCATGCCGTAAAACTCTTTTACGCTTTCATCAGTAAGAATTGCTCCACTGATATGTTCCCAGGGATTTTCGTAGTCTACTTCACTGTCCACAATTGTATTCCTGCTTCTTCCATCATTTCAATTGCTAGTTTACAGCTATCTTCCCATCGATCTACAAGATTTTCTCTTGCATAAACGTTCTTGATTCCTGCCTGAATAATACCTTTAGCACATTCACTACATACCGGTAATCCCCAAACGTAGATCGAAGCATCTCTTAAAGAGATTCCATTATAACATGCATTAAAGATAGCGTTTTGCTCAGCATGAACCACGTGCTGATATTTAACACTTCTATCACTGTATCTATCGGTGCTATCTTTTACTCCTCTAGGGAATCCATTATATCCTGTAGATAGAATTCTCTTATCTGGAGATACACAGATAGCTCCAATTTGAGTTGAAGGATCCTTTGACCAAGTAGAAATCTCCTTAGCTAGCTTTAGGAATCTTTTATCCCATTTATTCGTAGTTTTCTTGATCATCATCGAATATAAACATCTTCACTTCGTCTTCATTCAAGAGAGGAGATCCACAAAAAGGGCAGTAGATCTCTGTATCTTCTTCGTCAATATCATGTGGATATTCTGACAAAGTAATATCCAGTTCCCCTCTCACCTCACATCTATAACATTGAAATTCTTTTTCTAGTCTAGTTTCCATTAGATTTCACATACCCCCGAAGCACACGCAAGCTCGTGTGAGGCTGTTGTATTGTCATCCATTTCTCTATACTCAGAGAAATCTGCCTCTGGAAGCCCTTTTAAAAGCTCTTGGTAAGTTTCCTTGTCACACTCTTCATAAGGACTTTGTTTATATACCCCACCTGAATAAGGTAAGAATGAAACTCCGGAAAGAATATCAAAATTCTTATAAACCCATGCTCCAACTTCTAACCACTCTCGGTCTCTAATATATACCGTGATCGATGGTTTATGCTCACACCAATTAAGAGCAAACATTTTCCAGTGTTCGAGTTGTTCTATAGCTGTCATATCATTTCTGAATACAGCATGCCTAGGCGACTTCCTAGGGAATGAAAAGATCATATCCT